AATCATTAGACTAAGACCGTCTTTATTGTTCACCATATCACCCACTCCATTTGCCCAAAAGTTACCTATTTTCTCTAACTCTTTAACTAACTCTAAAACGTCCATCTTTCCCATTTTGTATCCTTTTTATTGAAATTTACCGTAATTATACTACATATTAACTCTTTTGTCAATAGCTAGTAATATATCAGGTATTAATTATCGAGTCAATACATAGTAAGTCCCCATTTTTCCACCCTTACCCAGGTTCGGGGGTTAAGTCGGGGGGGTGGTCACAAAGTCCGTATTTATGGGGGCTGAGGGGTGTCGATACCCTTTACCCCCACTTTTTCCCTATCCCGTACTAATTAGCGTATGCCCCCGTGTTCGCGTGCGTCTTCTACTTCTTTTCTTTCTCTCTCTATATATAAAGAATGCACAGTCCGGGGTATCGGGGTATTTATCTCTGTAGGCCCCTTAGTTACTAGGTTTATAGGCACCCCGGATGTTAGGGGTGTTCGGGGTATTTGCGGGGTAAGGTGTTTTTACGCTATACTGACAGTATGATAAAAGTAAACACAAAACAAATTAAAGAATACGAGCGAGACTTAAAGACTTTCGCAAACCGTGCATATCCTTACGCTACCCGCCATACAGTGAATACTGGGGCGTTTAAAGCGAGGGAACTAGCCCAAGGTAACTTACGTAGTGATATGGTCTTACGTAATAAATTTACAGAGAAGAGTATACGCGTGGATAAGACTCGTACCTTAGCGGTATCCCGTCAGGCTGCCACTGTGGGGTCTATAGCTGACTACCTGGAGACACAAGAGTTCGGAGGTACAGAGACAAGCTCTAGTGGTAAGGGTGTGGCTATTGCTACCTCATACTCTGCAGGGCAAGAGGGGCAGCGTCCGAGAACTAGGCTACCTCGTCGGCCTAATAAGATGGGCAATATCCAGCTACAGAAGAGGCGTAAGGGGGGTAGCTCGCGTAAGCAGCAGAACTTTATAGCTGTACAGCAAGCGGCTAAGAGTGGCCAGAAGTTTATCTATTTAGACCTCGGTAGACGTCGTGGTATCTTTAGGGTAACAGGTGGGAAGCGTAAGCCTAAGCTTAAGATGGTACAGGACTTGACACGCTCTAGCGTTACGATACCTAAGAGTCCGTGGCTAGCTCCCGCTGTTAAAGATACAGAGAAATATATACCCGGGATATATTTAGACGCTCTTAAGTTCCAGCTACAACGTAACAAACTGTTCCGCTAACCCCTTGACACTGTCCTACAATTCTGATAGAATACTGTCAAACAATATAACAGGAGTTTAATATGTTCGGACAGAAGTTCAAGACTCAAAACTGCGGCGGAGTAGTAGTCTGCGAATACCATAACGCTAATAACGTGATGGTAGCCTTTTTAGATACTGGTACGATAGTAAAGACCGCTAAGCGTACGTTAGTCGGGAGTGACCGACCGAGGATACGCGACCCTTTAGCTAAGACCGTGTTCGGAGTAGGCTGTATCGGAGTAGGGGAACATAAGGCACACACCGAGGGGGCCGATACAAAAGCGTTTAGCATATGGCGCGCTATGTTACGACGCTGTTACTACCGAGGAAGCCAACACCACCAGCCGTCTTATGAGGGAGGAAAGGTAGCCGAAGAGTGGCACAACTTCCAGACGTTCGCTGAATGGTTCGAAGAGAACTACCCAACAGATGGGAAACGCTACCAACTAGACAAAGATATAATTACTCCAGGGAATAAAGTCTACAGCCCTAAGACTTGTAGCTTTGTAACACAGCAGGAGAACTTAGCGAGCAGGAAGTTTCGTAGGGATAAAAACATTTAGGTACTGTGTAGAGGGGGGCAACCTCCCGCAGTTTTGATTATGTCGTGCGCGCCTCGCACAAAAGGGGCTTTCGGAACCGAAATGAACCCCAAAGTAAACCTTTAGCTAATTTATGCTATACTGTGGCCATGGGAACACGAGAACTAATAACTAAAGCAGAATTTTCTAAACTAGCAGGAGTTACTCCTACAGCTATAGCTAAAGCGTGTAAGCCCGGCAGGGGTCTACATAAGGCAACAGTAGGCGACGGTCGTAAAATGAGAATAGACCCGAACCACCCAGCGGCTACTGCATATCTGGACGACCGTACACAAAAAGGACCTAAAGTCACGGTCTCAGTAAACGGCGGAGAGGAGCTTCCATACGACGAGTATATGGAACAGCTCGAGTCTGGGCCAAAACTTAGCGGAGCGTCTGGAGCTAAAGAGTCACGTAAGGCGCTAAGCCTCTACAACATAGACCCGGCGGATGTACCCGACAATATGCAGGACTTTGCAGATATGACTATACGAGAGGTTGTTACTAAGTTCGGTACTGACTATAGGATGGTCGACTACCTACGTGCGTTAAAAGAGATAGAGACTATCGACGAGCGTAGGATAAAGAGTGCTAAAATGAGAGGTGAGCTAGTCCACAGGGACTTAGTCTCTAAAGGGGTCCTAGAGCCTATTGACTCGGCACATAGGAAAATGTTAACGGATGGAGCTAAAACCATAGCCCGTCGTAGTGTGGCTATGGTTGGAGCAGGTAAAGACGCGGACGACCTGGAGAAATTTATAGCCGAGCAGATATCCTCATTTATAAAACCCGCTAAAGCTAAAATAAAAAGGGCCTTAGAAAATGTCGACGATTAAAACTATAGGCCAGGAATGGCTAATGGACCAGGTAGGCGCTCTAACAGAAGTAATACACAAAGTTACACCCGCAAAGTTTAACGAGGAGCATAGGTACCTCCCGGAGTCCGTTACGTCTATGCCAGGATATATCCGCTACGATGTTAACCCGTTTATGCGCGAAATTATAAACTGCTTCGACGCAGACTCTAACGTAAGGGAAGTAAATCTTAAAAAAGGCGTACAGATTACTTACACGACACTACTGGAGTCGGGTCTTTTATACTATATGGCGCACGTTAAGACGCTCCCGTGCATGTATATGACCGCGGATAAAGAGCTGGCAGCGGCCAGAATAGAGAATAATATTATACCTATGATTAATCAGTCCGGTTTCGGGGACATAATTCAGTCGAGCGACGAGGGTAATAGTCGTAAAACGGGTAAGACTTCCAACCACATTCAATGGGCCGGCGGTGGATACCTAGTACCTTTCGGGGCTAAGAACGCGGATAAAATGAGGTCTTACTCTATAGCAGTACTTCTTAAGGACGAGATAGACGCCTGGCCCGATACTGTGGGTAAAGACGGGGACCCCGACACGCTGTCAGATGATAGGTGTTCGGGTTACTGGGAACGTCGTAAGATTTTTAGAGGTTCTACGCCGCTTATTACAGGCTCGTCTAAAATACAAAAAGCATTTTTAAGAGGAGACCAGCGAAAATATAAAGTCCGTTGTAAAAAGTGTAATGCGCCCCAGGAGTTGAGGTGGTCGTATGGCGAAAATGAAAAAGGCGGCTTTTACTGGGAGACGGACGGCGGTATTCTACTGCCCGAGTCCGTACAGTACCGCTGTAAAGAGTGCGGAGAACCACATTTCGAGCACGATAAAGAGCGGCTATTCTCGGAAGAGGACGGCGCGCACTGGGAGCCTACCGCTAGACCTGTAGAGGCTGGGATACGGTCGTATCATTTACCGGCGCTTTACTCGCCTATAGGTATGCAGCCCTGGTATAAAAGTGTCGGCGCATATCTCGCAGGGTACGACCCGGAAGAGCGTAGGGTAAAAGATATCTCTAAGTATCAAGTATTTTATAATAATGTCCTGGCCGAGCCGTTCGAGGTAATGGGTTCTAAAATTAGATTTACGACGGTATCACTACACCGTAGACCTGCTTATAGGCTAGGGCAGATACCGAATAAATACTCGACAGAATTTAGTGGGAGTCCGATACTGTTACTTACGTGCCAGGTCGACGTACATAAATCTTTTTTAGCGGTTTCGGTAATGGGCTGGGCGAGAGACGCTAAGCCATATGTTATTGAATATATACGTTTGGAAGACGAGGACTGCAGCGAGTCTACGAGTAAAGTCTGGGGCGAGCTGCGAGAGATTATAGAGGAGCGTAGGTACGAAGCTGACGACGGTAAGCGATATGGTGTGGTAATGACATTTATCGACGCTGGTTATGCTAACGATACAGTCGTATCTTTTTGCGCGGATTATGCCTCGGGAGTTGTACCTGTTTTAGGGCGTGACCGTCCGGGTAAATCAAATCGCGTTAAGGAGTTCTCGGAGTTTACAACGCAGACGGGGACTACGGGGTACACGATTACTGTTGACCACTATAAAGACCGCCTGGCGCCAGTGCTGCGTAGAGAATGGACGGAAGACGCGGGGATACAAAAGGCCCACCACTTTAATGCACCTATCGACCTCCCGGATAAGGCCCTAAAAGAGCTTACGGTAGAGACACGTAGGGAAAAAACCGACGCGAACGGTAACACTAGCTACTACTGGCACCGTCCAGGTAACGCCCGTAATGAGTTGTGGGATTTACTGGTCTATGGACACGCGGCTATCGAGGTTATAGCGTGGTCTATCTGTATTCAATACTTCCAATTAAAGACAGTAGACTGGGACCAATTCTGGGATTATTTAGAAAATGGGGCGATTTATT